AGACGTGACACGTATTCAAAACGAATGAACAAAATTGATGAAGCGCTATTTAGAGCCGCTGAGCAAGGTGATTGCAAGGCGGCTGATTTATTATATAGGCGATTTGACGGGTGGAACCCAAAGATCGTCGAGGAAACAAACAACTACTATAATTTCGCTGACCTAGTTAAGGGTGTGCAGAAGGCGACGATTATTAAGAGGAAGCTATAATGAAGAAAAGACCGCTGAAGCGTAGGAAGCTAAAAACGACATTGGGACGTAAGAGCGAAAAGGAGAAAGCGGCGATAGCGCAGGGCACGCCATTGAAGTTGTTCAAGGGTAAATAATGGACGAACTCTCTCCAGACGAAGCTAAATCATTATGGGAACATTGTAAGGACAATCCTGTATATTTTTGTGAAGAAGTACTAGGCGTCCAACTCTGGGAGAAGCAGGAAGAGATCATTGAGAGTGTTAAGGAAAACCCTAACACCGCAGTCGCCACTGGTCACGGGGTAGGCAAAACGTTCATATCAGCCTGTACCACACTTTGGTTTCTGTGTTGTCATTATCAGAGCCGAGTGATTACCACAGCGCCGACGAACCGGCAGGTGGAAAGCATCCTGTGGGCTGAAATATGGAATTTATATAAGAATGCACGAGTCCCACTCGGAGGGAGGTTGCTGAAGACTTCCCTTAATATGGAGGAGAAATGGTTTGCTCTCGGACGATCGACCGACGACCCCGACAGGTTTGTCGGGCATCATGCTAAAGATTTACTGCTTGTTATGGATGAAGCTCCAGGGGTCGACCCGAAGATCTACGAAGCCGCTCAGGGGATTCTTACTCAGGCGCATTCGCGAGCTTTATTGATAGGAAACCCGACGGCAAGTTCGGGTCCGTTCTTTGATTGTTTTAAAAATAAGTTGTGGACAACGTTTCACATAAGCTGCTACGATTCACCCGCGATACGCGACCCAGAGGCTTTCCCGACGCTTACGACACAGAAATGGATCGACGAGCGTAAAGAGGCATGGGGCGAGACCAGCCCTATATTCCAGTCACGTGTTCTGGGTGAGTTCCCGCTGGAAGGCGAGGACACGCTTATACCGTTGAACTGGTGTGAGAAGGGCGTGTCACGGTGGCATAAGAACCGTGACCTGAAGCGCTTAAACACTCATGTGTTTCTTGGGTTGGACGTAGCTCGGTACGGTACAAACAAAACTGTACTGACGGATTACGTACCTCCTCGGATACGCGAGATAAAGAAGATTCAGAAGAAGTCCACAACGGAGGCAGTGAACTTGGTTATCCAGGCGGGCATAAGTGCTGGCGCTAAGCTTCAGCAAGTCACGGTAGACGATACTGGAGTTGGTGGAGGAGTAACGGACAGGCTGAGGGACTTAAAGTACCCAGTCATTCCTATCAACTTCTCGCAGAAGCCCGCAGACCCAATGCATTTTCGTAGCATTAGGGACGAGCTATATTGGTATCTTAGAGAGATGTTCAGGTCTGGTGAGATTGAGATACCACCGAACGACGATTTGATAGCACAGTTGTCCGCGATCAAGTACAAGATCAACGCGCGCAACGGACGTATCGAGATTGAAAGTAAAGACGACATGCGCAAGAGAGGTGTTGAATCCCCCGATGAGGCTGATTCCCTCGCGATCGCAGTATATGGGGCACGGAGACACACAGGCTCAATCACATTTAGGAAGCGCGTACCAGCGTCGAGGTCGAGCAAATACCACGACATGGCGTACTATTAAGGAGGAAATTATGAGCGTAATTAAAGTAAGAAAAGGAATGCGCGGTAAAGGCGGAAAGAAAAAATAAATGGCTAATCGAGAGATTAAGAACGAGATACGTCCAGACAATCCAGAAGACCTAGAGACAGATGGCGGAGCAACGGATGAAGCAAACTTTTTTAATCCGAACCTTATCCGTCTCGACGAGGATACGCAGGCACGTCTCGTCGCTATTGTTAAGGAAGACTACACTAACGCTTTAGAGGCACGGTCCAAGACTAACTGGGGCACGAACGATTTTGGAGACGGGGTTGACTTCGACACTAAGTTCGCCGGTTTGATTGCTCTTTATGAAGGGGAAGATTCTCTTCGTCCAGAGAGATGGATGTGCGGACGATCTCTTAAGATCGCGCAAGCCATCGTCGAGATGTTGGTAGCACGCCTTATGCCTGCAGTATGGAACACCGATTTAGTACGGTGGCGTCCCGTCGAGGCTACCGATAAACCACGGGTGGAAGCTGTCAATAAGATAATGCCGTGGGTGTTTGACGTATGGATGAAGATAGAAGCGGACGTTGTCAAGATAGTTCGTTCCTGCGTTATGATGGGAACTACCTTCGTCGAGAGTAAGTGGGATGTCAAGAAGAAAGATTTAGACCAGGTTGAACAAACTCCCGTCGTAGACGAGAATGGTCAACCGGTAGTTGATGAAGCAACTGGAGGACCTATGCTCGTCGAGCAGAAACTCCTAAAGGTACAAGAGAAGCCAGCCGTAAAGATTATCCCTATAACAAAGTTGCTAACGCAGCCAGGGTGTTTAGATATTCAGAAAGAGCCGGTTATTAACCAAGAAGATTTTTATTACCATGAGCTAGTAGCATTATCTGAACAAGGGTTGATGGAAAATGTAACAGATAAACTTAAAAATTCTGTTGACAAAACATTACGCTCGAAGCTGGGAGATGTACTGGAACAAGCAGAAAAGATTGCGGACGTAGATGCAAAGCGAAGAGCGCACGTTGTAGAGACATTGATATGGTACGGGAATTATGACGCAGACAAAGATGGATTCGCTGAAGAGATATGCTGCATGGTGGCATTAAAAGAAGAATTATTTTTAAGAGCATTTAAGATAGCAAAGGTAAATCGTAAAGGTGAACGACCCATTCGTCAAATTAATTTTATTAATCGCATTCATAAGCTTCTTGGAATTGGCGTACTTGAGCAGGTCAAACCACTCGCGGAGGAAATAGATGCGGTCTTCAGACAGATTCAGGATGCTAATACGTTATCAATCCTTAAATGGGGATTTTACGATCCTAATTCTGATTACTCTCCCGACGAGCACATCGCTAAACCAAGAGCCATGTATCCAGTCACAAATCCATCGCAGAATGTATTTTTCCCGGATATGACAGTACCGACAGAAAGGTTGTTGAATGCAATCAGACTTGTACTTGAGTTTGTCGAACGACTCACTGCCGCGTCTAGCTTCGTTATGGGGAAAGAGGGCAATTTCTCAGGAGGGTCTGGAACGGCTACGAAGACAGCCGCTATCGTTAGTTCTGCAGAGCAGAGATTTAATTTACCAACCACTAATATGCGAAGAGGACTCGGACAAGTCTTAACGGATATTTTTGATTTATGCTTCCTTAATATGCCAGCCGGTTTAGAGAAGAGAATCTTGGGAGAAAATAATGAGCCGATCTTTGAAACGTCTGAACAGGTGCGAGACGCCTTCCTTCAAGAAATGGATGCTTATTTGTTACCTAACGCATCCTTTGGTGATGCTTCAACTGAGCGCGAGCTTGCCGTTATGCTCTATGACAAGTTTGTCGTCGGTGGTAACCCGTTTGTCGTTGGGAACCCGGCTAAACTATGGAAAGCTACGGCAAATATATTCAAAGCGTTTGGTGAAGACCCGGCAGAATGGCTCGGAAAATCTCCGTCGCAGAAGCCGTCGAATGACCCGCTCGATGAACATACGATGATAAGAGAAGGTATGGTCATTCATGCCGAACCGCAGGAGAATCACTTAGAACATTTAATGGTGCATAATCAGTTGTTGAACAGTCCTGACATTCTATTATGGGATAAAAATATGATAGAAATTTTGAGGGCGCATATGGAAGAGCATCAACAGTTGATGACTATGATTATGCAGTTCCAAGCTGGACAGAGTAAAGGAGGAGTCGGTGGAGAAGAAGACGGCGGACTTGGCGGAAGACCAGCAGAAGAAGGGGGAGCAGCTAGCCCAGCTTCAGGAAAATCTGGTGTTTCAGGATCTGCAAACCCAGCTGATTCAGCTATGCAAAACAAAACGCAGGGAACAACGCTCGGCACTCCTAAAGTCGGATAGAGACACAGTGTTCCGGTTGGAAGCAGAGATTTGCGGCATTGAAGAAATTTTTAAGGTGTACGATGGACAGTGTAAGAAGTTGGACAAACTAACTGAAGGCTCGCCCACGGTCTTCAAGTACTAAACAAAGGTGGAGGTAAACATGCAATGGTTCTTTGACAAAGCAGTACGTATGTTATCGAACGAGGACGGGTTCGCCGGTCCTAAGGACGATGACGAAGAGGACGACGTTATTATCGGAGACGATGAAGACGATGATGACGATGATGACGTCGAGATTGATCTTGACGAAGACGATGATGACGAGGATGATAACAAGCCTGGTAACAAAGCGTTCGCAGCGATGCGGGTTGAGAACAAAGAGTTAAAGCAGACAGTTGACAAATTAAATCAGTCTGTTGAAGATCTCAAGACCGCGGCACCTGCAGCAGCGCCTTACGTTGCTCCAATAGCAGCGGATCCAAACGATCCACGTAAGTGGACAGAAGACCAGTGGGACGCGCTCGCAAAGACAGACTGGAAGAAAGCTGTCGATATGCGTTCCAAGATGCAGGCTGAAGATCAGATAAGTCAATCAAGTCAGACAACTGAGTTCAACAGGGTCATGGAAGAATCCAAGACGTCTGTACTCACACGTCATCCAGAGTTAAACGATCCAAATAGCGAGAAGGCAAAAGTTTATAGAAACATTGTCACCGCTAATCCAGAGTACACGAATCAAAAGAAGGGACCTCTTAGCGCCATGTATGAGATGGAAGATTACATGGAAAAGAACATGGGGTACAAGCGAGAGGACATCGTCAAAGCGGAGTTAAATGCCCGCGCAGATGAGTCAGCCCGACATAGCAGAGTTCAGTTGACCTCTACCACGGGGCACAATTTAAGTGGAGGAAACAAGATCATCATTTCAAAGGACGAAATGGATTTTTGTAAACTTCAAGGAATTGACCCTAAAGTATATGCGACCAACAAAAAGAAGTTGGAGTCAGCAGGTAAAGGAGGCGTACAATTATGAACAAAGCTAATACTAAAAAGATCTCGGAACCTGAAAAGGTTTCTGAAGTTGTCCAAGAAGTTAAAGAGGTGCCTTCGGCAAGCCCTCAGCCAGCTCAGGTTTTATCTCAGCAAGATACTTATGTGTCTGACTTAGTAAAAGAGCAGCCAAAGACAGTATCTGAATTACGCTCGATGAATGACCTGAAGATGCGTGATATTCTTGCGTTGCCAGAAGAATGTGAGGAGCTTCACAGAGTAAAGTATCGCTACCGATGGTTGGCGAAAAATAAAAACCTGGAAGCGACTCTGCGCAGTAGCATATGGGCACTGTGCACACGGGATAATTCTCCCTACATTAAGGAACGTCGGTTTAAATCACACGGCGCGGTAGAACAATCTGGAATGCTCCTAGCATTCTGTGCAGAAGACACGGGTAAAGTCCGTGAGGCAGCACCGGCTCAAAAGAGCGCTGCTTTAGTAAAACATTACACAGAAGACTTAGCGAAGCAGGAAGAGAAGGGGTTCTATCAGCCTGATACCGGCGATACTGATGAAGGTGAGGGTTTCGAAATGGACTAAAATAGAACTTACAGGAGTTAAAAAATGGCTAACGTCAATTTTCCACGCGGTCTGCAACCGTACGGTAACCTCCTTCAAGTGACTGAATATACGCTGTCCTCAGGATATGCGCAGGACCTATTCATCTGGGATCCAGTTGTTGTTAACGGTACAGACCGCAATGTTGTTATTGCGACTGCCGGTACCTCCAACGCAATCTCCGGTGTTATTGTTGGGATCTATGATCTTAACAAGGTTCCTCTGCAGACTTGGGAAAGTGGTCATACAGGTATCGGATACGTTCTGGTAGCCGATGACCCGCGGCAGTTATTCATCGCTCAAGGAGATGGCGCTGTTTCCTATCTTGACATCAACGATTGTAACGGTAACGTTAACTTAGTGGCTGGTGCTGGTAGCACTGTGAACTATCTTAGCGGCTGGGAACTCGATGATTCGGATACAGGTGGGAACACGGCTGACGATCAAATTCGTTTGATCCGTCCGGTGCAACAGGTGGACAACGAAGTCGGCATTGCTAATGCTGATTGGTTGTTCCGAATTAATAACCACACTGCTAATGCCGGTATTGTCGGCGTAGGCGTATAGGAGAATTAAACCATGAATAGATCACAGTTTAATAAAGCCGTGGTTCCTGGTTTGTTCTCCTTTATGTCCAGCTCTTTCCAAGAGACTAAACCCTATTGGAAACAGTTGGTGACGACTAAAACGTCAAGGAGATCCTACGAGGAAAACGCGTATTACGCAGGCTTGGGACTCGTTCCTGAGAAACCAGAGGGTGAACCGATTAAGTACGACGATTTCATCCAGGGTCCTACCAAACGATGGGTGCATGTCACTCGCGCGCTTGGTGTAAGGATTACGGAAGAAATGATCGAAGACTCGTTGTATCCTGACATTCCTTCGGAAATGTCTGATATGACCAAGGAACTCGGTCGATCGGTTCGTGAAACTCAAGAAATCCTTGTGCATGATATGTACAACGGTACTACTAAGACTGCGGCTGATGGAGTTGCTGTTTTCAGCACTTCTCATACAAAGCTTGGTGGTGGGACCTGGTCTAACTTGTTGTCTCCGGCTGCTGATTTGTCTACCGCTTCATTGCGTCAGGCGATCACTCAGATTGAGACTACAACAGATGACAGGAACAAACAGCAGGTCATCAAGCCGAAGTATTTGCTTGTCGCTCCTGCGGGTGAATGGGGAGCACGTGAAATTCTGAATTCTGCATATGACCCTGAGAGCGCTAATAACGCTATCAATCCGTTGCAGAGCAGGAATCTTACGTTGATCGTCGATCCGTATTTAACGGACGAAGATTCTTGGTTTTTACTTCCAGAGTCTGGTAGGAACCCTATCATCACGTTTAATCGACGTAAGGTCAAGTTCGGACGTGACGGGGATTTCGAAACAGGTGATTCAAAGTTTAAGGTCTCGTTTAGACAATCTACCGAAGTGTCGTATCCAATGGGGTTACTGAAGAGCGCGGGAGCTTAAAGTAACTTCTTGATTCAATGTTCAAACCATGTCATAATAATCTCTAAAAGGAGGTTATTATGACATGGGATAAAGAAAAGTGGGACGCGTATAACAAAAAGTATTATGTTAAACGTAAGGAAGAATTAAAAGCAAGACGAAGAAAGTATTATCGTGAAAATGTAGAGAAGTGTCTCGAATGTTCTAAGAAAGCCAACCTATCCGAAGAAGCTAAAAAGCGAAAGGCGGATAGGCAAAGGGATTCTAGAAAAAGATTTCCTGAAAAACATAGGGCACGAAAGGTTCTTCAACGAGCTGTAAAGGCTGGAAAAATTAGTAAGACAGCATGTGAAATGTGTGGGAGCATAAATGTTGAGGCACATCATGCTGACTATTCTCTTCCCCTATCTGTGAGATGGCTGTGCAAGCATTGTCATAGAGTTGTGGAAGGGAAATCTATAACAGTGTCCCGAACGGGGTAAGTCCCAGCGCAACTCTGGGAGGCACAGAAAGGTAGGATGAAATGGGCTTAACAAATTTTCCTAATGGGATAAAAACAGACAAAGACGGCATTCTCTATGCAGAGATCGCCGACGTATCTGCAGCAGCAAGTTCTTGGTCAGCGGCATTGCCGTTTGACGTAGAGATTCTTGGCGCATATGTCACTATCGACACGGCTATTACGGTAGCTGATGCAGATATTACATTTGAAATTGGAGGGACAGCAATCACTTCAATGTTAGCGACTATTGTGAACGGAACATCAGCAGCGGGAGCAACGTACGCTGCGGTCGCTCCTACAGCAGAGTACACTTTGGCGGCAGGAACGCCGATTGAAATCATTACCGATGGCGGGTCAACAGACGCGTCCAAAGGAACAGTAGGCATAGCTTATAAACGTGTTTAATTTATAGGGGAAGGGTTTCGGCTCTTCCCTATATAAAGGAGAGCTATGCTTAATAAGCACAATACTGAGAAGTACACATGTGATCGTTGCGGATTCGATTATCTAAAAAGCAAACTCAAGCGGCAAAGGGGCATGTACCTCTCGCACGATTGCTTTGACGATTTAAGCAAAATTTCTACACATAGACCACGGTTCGGAACACCGAATGATTTTCAATCTCTTGGCATTCCGCCGGAGGCAACGCCGGAGGTCTATACTGTGACCGCAGCCGCGGGCATAGCTCAATTAACACAGTCACACTCTCTGTCAGAACGACGAGACGGAGAGCATCTAAGCACATTTATGCAGGTTATCAGCGACGGTGGAGCTGTAGATATTACGGCAGTCCCGGAGATCGTTGCTGGTCAAAATGGTGATATTTTAACGATTAGAGGGACATCTAATACGGACACAGTGCAATTGGACGATTCAGACACGTTACATCTTATTGGCGGATACAGTATGATATTAAAGGAAGGCGACACGATAAATTTGGTTTACAATACGTTTGATGTAGCGGTAGGCGGATGGGGCGTGAGTCAATGGGGAACAACCGGATATGGATTTGGAGGTGCCACCGAAGGATGGGTCGAGGTGTCACGATATAAGGGAGGAATATAATGGGGAGTAACACAACCAATTACAATTTGTACAAACCTGCAGTCGGGGAGACCGGTTGGGGCGCTGCTGTAAACTCCTCCACCGACACGGTTGATACGACTATGAAGTTGAACGCCGACGGAGTAGCGGGTGTTCCTGCTAATACCGCACATAGAACTAGCGATGGTAAAGATCATAGCGACGTAGTCACCAATAACGCAAAGATTTCTTATACCGACGCTGCCGATGTGGGGTCAAACACAACTCATAGAACTAGCGATGGTAAGGACCATAGCGACGTCGTAACCAATAATGCAAAGATTTCTTATACCGATGCGGCAGCTGTTGGATCAAACACAACTCATAGGACAAGTGATGGGAGCGACCACTCTTTTCTTGACCAGTCCGTAGTCAGCGGGGCGACGCCGACATTCGGAGCGGACAACTTATCCGACGGTGGGGGAAATGCAATCATCACTACTACTCAGGAGACGAACTTTGAAACAGCGTACACTCACGCTTCTTCTTCTGGCAGCGATCACAGCTTGGTTAATTCTAGTCTTGTATCTACTATCAATTTTATCATTGATGGCGGAGGTGCGGCGATTGATACCGGAATAAAAGGGGACATTGAGATACCGTTTGCGTGCACTATCAACCAGGTAACGCTTCTCGCTGACCAAGCAGCTACGTCCGTCATAGATATATGGGGAGAGGACTACGCTAACTTCCCACCTACCGACGCGGATACGATTACGTCGGCAACACCTCCAACGATCACAGCTGCGCTTAAGTCGCAGGACAGCACGCTTACGAGTTGGACAACGTCGATAACGGCGGGAGACATATTGAGGTTTAACGTAGACTCGAACGATGTGGCAGAGCGTATAACCATATCAATAAAAGTGACTAAGACGTAGTCTTACGGCACTCTTTACATTCAGGGCGATAACCTAGTAGACTGGAAGACATTTTATGGAAATTACTAATAGGAAACCATTTGCGGCAGATAGAGCAGAGTTTCTTTCCGTTTTTTATTCGGGATATTCTATTGTGGTGTACGGCGTGCACAGAATTGGACAGAAGTTCAAGGTTTTCGATCCTGTCATCATCACGAATACCGTTCTTGTGGTGAACAATTTCTTCAGGAAACGGTTTGAGGGGACGGTCAAGATGCTGTTCCATTACATGGCGATAGCGTTTAACCCTTTTGCCATTTATGGTGAGCATCCAGTACCCATGAACGTCAAGACCGCCAACGCCATCAGGGTTTTTAAGAGTTTTGTTAGGGCTACCGTGTTTTCTCCAACGGGTGTAATGTTTCGAACACCATCCTCGTCCGTGAGAAGGTTTATCACAGTCTTTAATCGAACATTGAGTTCTCATTTTGGAAGTATAACACAAATTACCCGTATGTCAATAATAGGGAGGGCACCATCGCCGGGAATAATCTAAATACGAAGTTGTTGCTTCATATGACTGGTGCGGATGGTTCTACGACGTTTACAGATTCCAGCGTAGCCGCCCCAACTCATGTCCCTGTAGCACAGGGCGACGCGCAAATAGACACTGCTATTAAAAAGTGGGGGACGGGATCAGGGTTGTTCGACGGCACGGGAGACTATGTAACGGTTCCTGACTCGGCGGATTGGGATATTATGGGCAGCAACTCTGATGACCAAACAGTTGACTTACAAATGAACATAGCAAATACCGTAGGCACGCAAGCCTTATTGACACAGAGAGCAAGTAGTTCTAGCTTTTGGCAGATAACTGTGAGTAATGGTGGAGGTCTCGGTGTTTATGGATGGGATGGAGCCTATATTGGGCGGCTGTCTCAAAATCCTGTAGTTACAGCTTCAACATGGCAACACATCGCATGGATTAAAGTTGGTTCTATTTACAGTCTATATCTTGATGGCATTCAAGTTGATTATGGATGGGATGATAGAACAATATCTGTTTCAGCGCCATTGTTTATTGGACAAGAAGATACGCTAAGTTATGAGTTTGAAGGAAACCTCGACGAGGTAAGAGTCCAATCCGACAACTACTTCCTAGCCGCACCTAACTCTTTCCCCGCGGCACCACTTTTACTCTATGGAGAGGGCGTGGATGAAGCGACCACTATGTCTAACGATGGGTATAGCGGAGCGGTTACGATGTCTGGGGGAGCAAAGCTTGACGATGGGCAGAAGAAGTTTAATGCTACCACCTCGATGTTCTTTGATGGGGCGAGCGACTATCTCTCTGTGGTTGATACCAGTGGCACGGATTATGATATTGCGGCGTCGCTTACCGACTCTTGGACTATTGACCTTTGGTTCAAACCTGATAGTGCAGGGGCTACGACATCTGAAACGTTGATACAACAGCACGACGGAACTGACCATTGGGAGTTATATTGGAATGCCTCAGAGAATGTTCTGTTTCGCATTAAAGACGATGCTGTAACTTTGTTAAGTATTGCTAGCACAAGCGAGCCAGCAGGACTGGCGTGGCACCACGTTGCTATTATTAAGTCAGCAGCCAATTACGGACTATATGTTGACGGAACTCAAGAGGCTTATGGTTCTATTGCATCAACAATCGCTCCTGCCGCAAGTCTTAGCATTGGACTTTGGGCAGGAGGTTTATATCCATTTGGCGGGAACATGGAACAAATACAGATAACCAAGGGGAATAAGTTTGGGGTTGTTCCGAACGTAGGGTTAACAAGCACGCTCACTGTCCCAACAGCAGTCCTAACCCAGGACACAATCACCGAGCCGACAGAGGAGTATTCACCGGACGCAAATTTAGCAAGAAGTCAAGTGGTTATAATCGCATAAAAGGAGAACAAAATGGCATCAACAATCGGAGTATGGAAAATTTTTGACGCGGAAGTGATCGGAGCCGGTGGGACAGCCACGTCTGCTCCGATCGAGATGGGTACAGCGTTAGCATTAGCGTTGCACGTAAACTCTATCGCTGGAACAACGGAAGACGTGACATTTACGTATTCTCTAGGGAACACTAGGGACGATACGTTTATCATACCGTCGTCGCCAGCAACTATTGGGGCTAATATAGGCGCTGTGGATGTACTTGATTTTGCGCCGGAGTTAGCAAAATACATTAAGATCATAGCTACGAATAATGATGTAGCGGGTGTGACGCTTACAGCAACGTTAACCGTTCAGGAAAATAGTTAAGGAGAACGATATGGGTTTAGCATCAGGTCCTAAAGATAAAACAGAGACGATCATTAAAAAGGTTATAGAGAAGGTCGTAGAAAGACCTAAGTTCGTCGATGTTATCATCGAACGACCTGTGTACCGCGATAAGATCGTCGAAGTTCCGGTAATTAAAGAAGTGGAAGTTATCAAGGAAGTCGTGAAGATTGTTGAAGTGGAGAAGATTGTGGAGGTACCTAAGTTCGTCCACAAGACAGTCGATGTAGTGAATGTTAAGGTACAGCCAAAGATTGTCTACGACGCTAAGATCGTAGAGAAGATCGTACCAGTGTCAAAGCCGGAGATACGGATTAAGCATATCGAGGAAGTGGTACGCGTCCCGAAGATCGTTTACAATGAGATACAGAAGGAGATTGTAGTTCCTGTGTTGAAGGAAAAGGACATCATTGTAAGCCGACCGAAGTTTGTGGACAAGGAAGTAACTGTCGTTAAACCTAAATACGTATGTCAGAAATGCGGGCATGAGGTAAGATGAGAGCTGTACAGCATACAAAAGAAGTTGGGGATTTTGATTACTTCAACACGTACACGTTGACGAATCTATACGTTGAGCAGGTGTTTGGAGAGCATATCTCCACCATCAACATAACGAACGATTCGACAACGGACACCGTTCAGTTCAGCTTTGATGGGGCTACGCTGGCGGGTGAAGTGAAGCCGGGAGAATCGCTCCGCCTTAACGTAGATCAGAAATACAGCGTCTATGTTAAGGGAACGGCAGGCGGGGACGACATACGGATATGGAGTTATGCGGACATCAGCGCGTCGTCTGTGACCGCGGCGTTCGCTCCATTGGGCGTTGTGAATAAGTCTTATGAGGGGACGTTAACAGCAGGAGTGTCTCCGTTGATTATCGACTTCAACGCTGATTCTGGGCGTAATGCGAAAGAGGGCTGGATAACTTGCGATGGAGTAGGGGTTGAGATGACAGTAGCCTTCTCTAGAGATGGCGCAACATTCGGGGACCCGTGGACAATGAGGTCGGGTGAGAACACAAACTTTACAAACTTCGATGTTGACCAATTACGATTGGTACACACTGGGGATGACGTGCCATATAGGGCGGTGCTAATATAATGTCTGACTTCAAGCCAAGCCAAATCTCAGGTGATGTAGATGCGACAGCGACGATAGAGGGCATCTCGCTAACGAAGTTCAGCTCTACAGGGGTTGCCAGTAACGTGCCGGATACTACGACAACGACAGTGCATACGCAGTCGTATGTAGCAGGGACATTTGAGAACTTGGTGATAGTGTCTTGCAGTGGATCGACGAACGCGAAGTTTACTCTATATAAGAACACGATTCTGTTTGACACAATGAGGAGCTCTCCACAGCGTAACGTAAGCTTTGATTTTACAGGAGCCCCGTTAGCCTTAGCTCTTGGAGACACGATAGACGTTAAGGTGGAGCACTTCCATACAGGTGTATTGGAGACCTTTGAAGCAACAATATATGGATACCCAGCATAATGGCGGACACAGGAGTACCATCACAAGATTTAGCGAAGCCGACAGTCCAAGTTCAGCGACTATGGTACGACGACCAAATCGCAGAGAAGAAGTACCAGCTGTCAAGAGTCAAGGCAGATGTCGAGCGCTTCGTACAAGGGACGATAAAGAAGATGGAAGCAGATGTGATTATGTTGGACAGGGAGATAGCCGAGCTCATGCGTAAGAAGGATGAGCTTGAGAAGTATGGGAGCCAGGAAGTTATTGAATTGAAACGTTAACCAAGGAGGACACAGTGGCAGATGGTAATTTGAAGACAGAGATTTCACGTAATGAATTAGAGAACACAGCGTCAAACGTTGTGTTCACTCAAATCGCGGACGACGCGGGCAACGTTGCTAGTATTACAACCGGTGCGTTAGATGTTAACGCGTCAGTAGTATTGGACACATCCTATGTTGATGACAGCGTGTTCGTTATCGGCACAGACAGAGTAAACGCTCAAGGTTTCTTGGCTGATGAAACAGCTACGGACAGCGTGGACGAAGGGGACATTGGTCTTGCTCGTATGACGTTGGACAGACGGATGATTACTTCGTCTGAGCAGTCTGGGACATGGGACATCGGTACGGTAACGACCTTAACCGGTATTACCAATGTTGTCAGCGTTGACGACAATGCCGGATCGCTTACTATCGACAATTCCACATTAGCAGTGGTCGGTGGCGGGACAGAAGCAACTGCGTTAAGGGTGACTATCGCTAATGATTCGACAGGTCTCTTGTCCATTGACGATAATGGCGGAAGTATTACCGTTGATGGTTCTGTGACAGTGTCCGCGACTGATCTGGACATCCGTAGTTTGACCCACGTTTCTGATAGCGTTTCTATCGGCGACGGGACAGATACACTAGCCGTTAACACAGACGGATCAATCAATGTTGTCTTTGGTGTAGCAGCAACTGGCAGTGAGATATGTGATTACGACACAGCCAACGTAGCTTCAGCAGGGACATCTAACCACGACTACACTGTCGCTAACGCAACGTTCCTTTGTGAGCGCGTGTCGTTCGGCGGTTCCGGTCGTATGAAGGTGGAGATTCAAGCAGGACCTGTAGCATCGCTTGTGACCAAGGCTGTTCGGTTCACTAAGAGGGACACGTCTGATGACCAGGTGTTCGACCCGGCATTGGTTGTACCTGTTGCTAGCACAGGAACGCTAAGGGTCATTCGTACCCAGCGCTCTGCAGGAACGCTTGATGTTTACTCTACCATTATGGGAAATGATATTTAATGGTTAAGAAAAAGACTGCTGTAAAGAAACCTGAAGGCGTGCAACTTGTCGAGGGGAACGGTCTGCGCATACAGATCGCTCTTCTCGATAAGATTGCACGGAAACTTGATAACATCGACGCTAACATTGTAGCCCAGAATGATATGCTCATGGAGATTCTGGAGAAGGTGAACGATGGCTGACGATAACAACGTAACAGATAACGCTTCTATTTGGGATGAGCTTGGCGACAGGGCGGTTACAGTGACGACCGACGGGGCTAAGGAACGTCTCGACTGTAACATGGATGGTAGTGAGGTCATTATATCTGACAGTGAGTCGGCAACGAAGTATCAGATGAAGACGGACTTCGACGCTGTCGGGGACCTTCTAAATGTAACCACCGATACCGTCTTGCATAGCGTTACCGGAACAGGAACGCTTGATTTTGTTGCGGTTACCGGGTCTAACGCCAACTTTGAGATAACCATTGAGGTTGATGGGGTAGAGCGTATCAGAATTACGATGGCTGAATTATCTGCTATTGGATTGTCTAACGCTACCAATGTTCCGTTCTGGGCGGAGACCGCTAATAAGAACTTTCGGTACAGCCCTAACATCCCGGTAGGTTATACAGCAAGCTTCCGAATCCTAGCGAAATCAACAGGGAGCCCGATAGCAACAGTAAAACATCTTACGTTGTACAGAGAGAGGATAACGTAATGAGTGTACTAAAAGAAGTAACGTTCCTCGACGAGGAGATTAGAGATACGAGTTCGCATGATGGGAGCACAGTCTTCAATGGGTCGTACATCGTTAAGACTATTGTTATCGAGAATGAGTTGAATCAGGCTGTCACGTTTCAGTGTCAAGCGTCTATGCACGATGACTTCTCCAACAGTTTTGATGTCGGGGCAACATGGGACGTATCGGCAAACACAAACTCTTATCAAACCTGTGAGAGTTATTTTCCCTATTGGAGATTGGTAGCGACATGCGCATCCTCTCCGTCGTCGGGGGACTTAACTGTCCACATACTGGGAGTACCCTCATAATGGCTGGTACACTAGATCAGACACCATCATCGGTAGTAAAAAGATTCAGTAAAATCCTTGACATTGACGGAATGACACGTCCGCAGACAAAATCGGCACTTGATAACTTCCTAAACAAAGGATGGAGGCTCTCAGCTATTTACAATGAGGGAGGGAAGAACAGGGCGGTCTTGGTAAGGGAAGCGGAATGACCGAATACGTCATCGCCCTCGGTACCATTGTTGCAGTAGTAGGGCTGGTTTGGAAGATTGCACATGAAATGAAAAAGTCCTGTGATGATAAAATAGCAAGGATGTACTCAAGATTCGATGAGCATAAAGAACACATGGAGGACACCCACGTGAGTAAGGAAGTGCACGATTTGAAATACGATCAAATGAAAGAGACAATGGATGAGATAAAGACGGACGTTAAAGAGCTGTTGAATAGAGGCAAGGGTGAGTGAATTATGGATTCGTATGAACTACCAAACGTTAATGCACCTTATGACATCATTAGAGAAGGCACACAATGATCTACAGCAGGCTATGGACAAGGCGGCAGCGGACCCGGAGCGGTGTAAACCAAATACGTGTATGAAACTTACTTGCAAGGAGAGAATGACAGATGAGTGAAAATTTACTTCAGCTGATAAGCGGGCTTAAAATCCTCCTCGTGGGGGCGTTTGCTATGTTATACGGTATGGGCGGTATCAGCGGCAAATGGAAACGGCGATTTATCGCCCCGGTTGTTTACGTGACCGGCATATGTGGGTTTAGCTTATGGACAGGATCCTTCAGTGTTTGGTACTTGCTTTGTGCGCCCTTGTTCTTTGGTGCATTGAGTCTGGGATATGGCGCAAGCACAACGGTAGAAAAGATTAAAAAGCGTTCAATCTGTGGACTTGCCTATGCGTTTGCAACACTGCCTATTTTCGCAGTGCAACAGGCTTGGACTCTTTGGGCTTTACATATATTGATTTGTGTATCTACGTCGGTCGTGGCAGGCGTTTGGAATCAGACATCTTCGGCAAGGGCTGAGGAGACTATGATTGGGGCAGCAATCGTATTAATACCAATCTTCACTATATAGGAGACTATAATGAGCAAGAAAGGTGAGGTTGTTATCGGAGTTATCCTAGTAGCGGCTGTTATCTCGTCGCTAACTACTCTTGGTTTGTATAAAACAAAAGAGAATGGGGTGCTTAAAAATAATGGTAAAAAGATTTGGTGTAAAATGCAGAACAAAGGGGAAGCCTTTTGTAATGCGGAATACCCAGATCCAGTGTAAGGAGAAGACATGAAGAAGTTTATTTTGTTAGCAATCGTATGTGCAGTATTCGTAGGATGTTCACAACCAGCAGAGGCACGTGGGCATAAAGAACCGTGTGAATCATTCTTAAGCTCTGTACTTAATGAGTGTGACCCACATCCACAAGCAGAAGAGAAGTTGGAAGCTGGTGTTGGGCTAGACATTCTTCTTTGGGAGAATGACAAGCTTATCGTAGACCAAGAGAATAAGTTGAATCTCAATGGTGGGGCGATCGACGAAGGCGACTTCTCTACATATACAGTATTCAAACCAAAGATGGAAAAAGGAATCCTGCAAAGCATTGGTGACTTCTTTTCCGGATTGTTCAATAGGGAGTAACTATGGCTATCGTATGGACAAAAGATTGGGGACCCGCTGATGACGGTACAATCATCAAAGGGATTGACCTGAAGAACATTCAGGATGACATCAACACCACTGGGCTTGCTGATGCGGATGCTATCCAGGGATTTCCAGTAGATGCCCCAACTGCAACGGATGATGGTAAAGCACTTATTTACGATCATGCAAACGCTAAGTTCATATATGGAAGTCTTTCAGGCATTCCAGCTGGGGTATACATTCCGTATGGCGGAGCGACTGCCCCTGCTGGATGGCTGTTGTGCTACGGACAGGCTGTTTCACGTGCAACATATGCAGACTTGTTCACAGCTATTGGGACTTTCTTCGGAGTCGGTGATGGTAGTACCACGTTCAATGTTATGGATATACGTGGGAGGCTCCCTCTTGGTAAAGACGATATGGGTGGGGCGTCAGCGGATAGAGTCACAGATGCCGCGGCGGACAGTATCGGGGGATCTCTAGGAGCAGAGAGTAAGAATATAGATCACACGCATACTGGGACTACAGGAACAGCAAACTCCACCGTCCTTGTAGACGATAACTCTGGTGGTACAGATTATCAAGTTCCTAACGACTCTTCCACTTACTCGTTCACTACAAATAGCGGCGGGTCTATTCAAAATGTAATGAATCCTGTTTTAACAGGGAACTATATTGTAAAAACATAAGGAGGTTATTATGTTAAAAGGGTACAAAACATATTTGGTTATGATAGTTGGTGTTATTGCTAATGGTGCGTTTGCTATGGGAGTAATCCCGGTAGAGTACCTTGGATTTGTTAACGCTATTCTCGGCTTCTTAGGGTTAGGGGCTCTACGAGCAGGGGTTAAATAGTGGCAGCAAACGCTATAGCCAGTGCAATTTCTGAGGGCTTTAAGCTCGTACGTCAGATAAGAGAAACGTCTGTAATACGTAAGATGCGTAAGGCTATTGAGTATGCTGAGAAGTATATTCAGGTCAATGAGAAAGAGGGTGAGTTCGACTATCTCAACGACGATCAACAGAAGAAGAAGCTTAAGCATTATCAAAGAAAGTTTTTTAAGCACAATAATTAAGATATGGGTGGCGCAAACCAAGGTCAAACATAACCAACCCAAGCCCTAGGGCATTGCCTAATGAGTCTTGAGTTTGCGCCGCCCTTAAAAGGAGAGATATATGGGAGTCATCAAAGGAACATCCACATTTATAGGAGTGATCCCGTTCACTGAGCTTTACGAACGATTACTCAATCTCGGTCGCATTGACTCTCCGAATAATTCCGATTACGCTAAGGGAATTGTCAACGATTCCTATACGCGAACTCTGCCACGGGTGGAAGATTGGGACGCTATTATAACAGAGTCAACCTTGACAACGGTCGCTACATATAAAACTGGAACGATAGCTGTGACAGTGGGTTCAACAGCAGTGACAGGAACAGGTACAACTTTTACATCTGCAATGATAGCTGAGAACGGGTACAAGGTTAAGTTTTCTGGCAACCGCGACATTTATACGTTCGAATATGTGTCTGCAACGTCTGGGACAATTTCGCCTGCTCTATCTGGTCCAAACGATTTAACTGGTAGAACCTTTGAGATATTCAAAGACGAATATGATTTATCCGCGGACCATGATCGGTTCCTTAAGAACGGGTCTGTTTACGTGTATTCAGATGGGCGTGTACAGGACGTTATTAAGGAAGTGCCACGGGACATGTTTCGCGAAGACTTTGTGGCGAGCAGACAGGATCCAATACGACGGGTGATTCAGACAAGGGTCAACGCAAATACAGGAAGCAAGATGCTCCGTGTGAACCCATACCCAAATACGATTTACAATTACCCGTACGAATATATCAAGAAGCTTACCCCCATGAGTGAGTATCGTACTGGTACGGTAGAAGTGACAAATGCGAGTGCTACCGTTACCGGTACGGATACGTTCTTCTCCTCCAATACGTCCGCTGGCGATTACTTCCGCGTAGATGGTAATGGCATAGCAGAGTCGTCCATTTGGTATAAGGTCGCGTCTGTGGACAGCAATACCCAACTGACTTTAGAATCTGTGTATGGCGAGAGCTCAGAGGCTTCTCTAGATTACACAGCATCGGGTTCCCCGAAAGCATTCCCGTCGGAGTTCCACGAGTTCATTCTATATGACGGATTAGTCATTGTAGGAGGAGAGCAAGGCGATCCGAACGCTACCGGATTCAGTGTTCGTAAAGAAGAGATACTTACAGATTTGAAGAAGAATTACAAATCACGCAGGACAAATTCTCAATTTAGAGTAGGTGACGACGGTATTCGAAGTGGTCAATATGACCGTGACGATGACGTGAGCTATCGAAGGTAAGGAGAATGGAATGGTTGTAACGAAAGCAGAGTCGAATAAAAGATATTATTTGAAGAATAAAGAGGTAATAAAAGAATACCAGGAAGAATATAGGGTCAGGTATTCAGATAGACTGTCGAAATTATCTAAAGAGCATAGGCATACGTTTAACGGGTGGTTATCGGAAGTTTGGGGGTCTATGAGGAGACAGTGTAGGAAGAGGGGGCACGCTCTCCCTACATTTACAAAGAAAGAATTGGGCGAGTGGGTACAAAAACAAAACAGGTGTAGAACTCTTTTCGATACATGGAAGTGCGCAGGATATGGGACCGATTTTAGACCTAGCATAGATCGTCTGGACAACTTAAAGTCCTATTCGTTTGATAATGTTCAGCTGACTACTTGGTGCGAAAATAATGCGAATGGGAGAGAGTACAGAAGGGTACGTGTTATACGTACAGATGCTGAGACGGGTATCATGGTAGTGTACCAGTCTATAACAGAAGCGGCTAAGAAAACTCATGGCGGGAATCGTAGAGCTATAGGGGCGGCTATATTAGGCAAGACTAAACAATCTGCAGGATATAAATGGGAGAAGGTGTAAATGTCTATCGGTCCCTCTAATCGGACAAGCACAGTAAACTTAGAAGACCTAGGTGGAATGGGTGTGAATTATGACGAGGACATTACATCCCTTAAAGATACTGAATGCCCTAATGCAATAGACATAGAGTTTGACGATACAGTAATCCGTAAACGTCCTGGATACGTGTCCATAACTGACGCTACGGGTTCAGCAGACCAAGGGTACGAGAGTGTGAACTTCGGTAATGACGCTGGTGTGCAGAAGCTGGTTACACATCAGGGGAATGCTGTACGTACGCTCGATAATCTTAATGGAGCTCAGACGACTATTCGAGCTGGTGTAACACGGGTGCAGTCGTACTTCGGGTCTGTGAATAAGTACCTCGTGCATACCTTTGAAGATCACGGGGACCCGTATTACTGGGACGGGACTGCTGCATCTATGTCCCTCCTTAGCGCAAGTGCTCCTGGATTTAAGCACGTGACAGAGTCTGCTGGTTTCCTTCTAGGAGGGAACGTGAGCGGTGAGCCTCTGCGTATTTATTATGAGGACACGAACAGCATGATAGGCGGTACGTACACAGAGTTCTTTACTCTATCCGGTGGACGTGATGACGAGATCACAGGGTTCTTTGAATATAACGGGAAGCCTTACGCTACAACAAAGACCGGAGTGTTCCTGCTTAGTTTCGTTGGCGGTGTTGTGGTATGGGAGTTCAAGAAGGTCATCGACACGTCTGGTGTTGTCCCGCGTACAGCGAGGACAGTAGCCACGGATGAGTTCGGAGAGGTCGTCCTGTTTATGGGATATGACCTGAACATATACGCGTACAATGGAACGAGTACGCTACAGATTATCTCTGACAAATACCGGAAGCCGAATAACGATACGAAGATTGCGCTCGGCTATCTGGACAGAGGGAAGATAGCCAACAGCCACGCTATTTACGATACAATCCGTAGGATTTACCGACTGTTCGTAACGAAGAAGGGCGACGACACAAACGAGTATTGTCTGAATGTGGACGTACGGACGTTTAGCTATTACCCGTATCAGAACATGCACTTCGCTTCTGCAACAATCGCTCAGGATGGTATAGGGCGTTTGTTCCTTGTCGGCGCGGATTACACAGGGAAGTTGCACAAACTGTTTACCGATGTGAATGACGATGACGGAGAGGTGATTGTTGAGGAGTATGAGAGCCCTCCGTTAGGGCAGGCATTGGAGAGATTTAAGAAAGCTGAGACGGTTGATTTGCATTTCACTCCTGTAGCGAACTACAAGCTTTATTACGAAGATCGTACGGACTTCGACAGGACGTGGCACGGGCGTACGCGAGTAGCAATGTATAACACACGTGACCGGTTTCTTGGTGAGAACGCTGTATTGGGAACGTCCGCTATGCTCGGTAGTGACGTTGCTGTTCTAGGACACCATGTCAATATACCGGTTACCTCAAATATGTATAGGTTCCGCCTGCATACAAATGGAGTTTCTGGAGAAATCTGTAGGTATTCGACAGGTACCGTAGCCGGAAATGGCGGTGACACGGCTATAACCGGTACGGACACTGTCTGGACAGCGGACATGACAGCAGCAAACGGGTGGAAGATATGGGTAGAAGACGGGGAGCACAAAAACTTTGTTTACGATTTCACGTACGTCTCCGCGACGTCCGCGACTGTGAGCACTATGACAGGGGCGTCCCCGGCGGACGACTTCACGGGAGCCGATTACGAGGTGTACAAGACTGGCGATGCGGCGTGTGCAAAGCGCTGGGAGCTGTTAAAGATCGACTACAACGTAAAGGCAATGAGCATAGGAAAAGGGACTAAGATAAGATAATGGCTAAGATACAGGATTTCGACTTATCAAAGGAACGGTTAGACCTTCAGGACTTTGCTGACGAGGTACGGTCTATTATCAATAACGGGAACATAGAGATTGACGTTACGGCTGCAACTTCTCCGGCGTTTGATGCGCCACAAGAAACTAAGATTGTGCTATCTATATTTGGAGCACAGTACCGATTGTACATAAGTTACCTCGGTGATTGGTATTATACAACCTTCGCAAAACTATAGGAGTAACAATGGCTATTGTATGGACACATTATTGGGGCGGTACGGACGACGGAACTACGTTGAAGGGGATAGACCTTCGAAACATTCAGGACGATCTAGCCGTAGTCCAGACTATAGATGATGTCCTGACTATTCCTGGACAGACACAGGGAGATGTTATTTATTACAACGGGTCAGCTTGGGTACGTCTTCCTGCTGGCACAGATGGGCAGATATTGGTAACAAAAGGAGCTGGGGCTAATCCTGAGTGGGGAAACTTAGATTCTGGCGGCTCCCCAACAGAGGGAGACATACTGTATTGGGACGGAAGCAGCTGGGTTACAATTAGTCCTGGTACAGCAGGAGATGTGCTTACGTCCAATGGAGCGGGGACGGCGCCATCGTTCGAACTTTCTCCTGGAGGAACTAGGATATTCACAGCAGACGGAACGTTCACGCCATCCACGGGAGTTACTGCCATCTCTCTTACAATGATTGGTGGAGGCGGTAGTGGCGGAAACCAAGGGTTCGGTACAACTAATGACGGCGGTGCAGGAGGTGGTAGCGGAGCTTGGGTTAATGACCTCATGGTACAGGTAACGCCAGGAGTAACTTACACCATTCAAGTAGGTGTTGGTGGAGCTGGTGGAGGAGCTCCTGCCGACGGTGAAGATACTATATTTGATGTTGGTGGGACGGAGATAAATTGTGACAGCGGTAAGGCTGGCGGGAATGGGACTACGGTAGGAGCTGGAGGAACAGGCGGACAGGATATGATCCCAGTTCAGACGGCGCCTGGCTTGTACCTCATAAACGATGGGGTTGATGGGGGAGAAGCCTCTGGATTCCAGACTAATTCTGGTGCGGGAGCGGGATCTCCGTTCGGGTCTGGGGCGGCAGGAGTTGGAGCTACTACTGACGGTCTTGATGCTACAGTTGGATTTGGATGTGGGGGAAGTGGCGCTGGCTTTGGAGCAGGACAAGTCCCTGGGGGCGGGTCAGATGGATTCGTAATGATACATTATTAAGGAGAGATTATGAGACCAAGTAAAGAGTTTACGATACACCTTTTAGACGATGCTGACTTCGATCTCCTTCCTTATAACGGAACACGGGACGCTCTCGGATTGTCCGATATGAAAAAGAAGACGGCGTTCATCCGTAAGACTGGCGTGAAAGAATTAGACATGGGGACAATCAACCATGAGTTCGACGAGCTTATGCAGGAGACGTCACCACATGAGATCGACGGGATACGGTACAAGAGTGGCTCAGGATGGGGAAAAATCTTCGGACCCATCATCGGAACTATCGTTGGGATGTTTAATCCAGTTTTAGGTGCCGCGGTTGGCGCAGCTATTTCAGGAGGGACGCAGGCACACAGTCAGTCGGTTAAGCCTGAGAAATACGGCTCTGGTTTCGGAGGTATAGCTAAATCTGCTGCTCTCGGAGGAGCTGGTGCGTATGGAGGCGCAAGTCTTATAAATGCCGGACGAGTGGCGGCTACGAACGCGGCGATTGCGGGTGGCACCGGGAACACTCTAGCTACATTCGGGGCTGGTCTAAAGGGAGCGGCATCTGCGGCGGCACCGCAGTTAGCGTCTGCAGGGTTTGATAAGATTACCAGTATGGGTACAGCGCCACAACAACAGACTATGCCTGGGTTTGCTCCACAAGCGCCCGCGTTTAACCCGTCGCAGACTACAGCAGCGTTTGCACCGCAAGCACAGTCGGCATTGTCCAGAACTGATTTCGATACGAGCATGGCTAAGTTAACCAGCAATGCAGCGGCGAGGGAGAAGAGTGTGTTTGAGAGATTTCGAGGGTTAGGTGGGTCCGACAAGAACACAGCTTTCTCCGGAGCACTTAGCTCTGCCAGATCGAGTTCTGACTTAGCACGTAAACAGTTCCTACAAGACCAAAAGACATTAGGATCGACGTTTGTATAATGGACGAAGCACAGCAACAGTACTATTACGATATGTTATCACGTGGTAGAGCGGCAATTATTCTAAATGATGGACACGTGGCAGGAGTTTTAACGTTCTTTGTAGGAGATGACGATAAGAAATTTTTAACGCACCACGTTCCATGGACGATTGTAGAGGACGATCCCAACGGAACGATATTCTACATAGATCAATTATTGTCGTCTAAGGTCAGGAATATGGGGGATAATATACATAATTTGTTAAGTGACATATTGAGAGACTCAAAGAAGAAATTTAAGAACATAAACAAAGTGAAATGGGTGAGAGTAGGGGCTCAGTTCAGGAAGAACAAAATAACCGAGGGAGTTACAAATGTCATACACTGTAAAAATCTTAAGTTCTGATAACTTCGACAAGCTGCCATTCGAGCGGGCGAAGACTTCCCTCGGTGCAGCGAATGTAAAGAACCGTACCGCATATGTACGTGACACGGGGTACAACGATATAACCAAAGGGACAATCTCCCACGAACTCGACGAGCTTATGCAGGAGAAATCACCGCATGAGGTTGACGGTATTCGGTATAAAGATTTCAGCCAATCGTTCGGTAACTTTGGGAGCAGTCTACCATTTATAGGTAAAGCCGCGGGACCTGTTCTTGGAGCCGTCGGAGGTATTGGAGATTTGTTTGGGTCTGGCATGAGTAAGGTAGGGTTACCGAGCTTCAATATGGGGAATCCTTCAGTATCGCAATTCAGTAATCAGGTTAAGGCGGACAAATTGTCGGGATTCGGGTCATCTGCAATACGAAGTGGGGTGGACAGCGCTGCGGCTAATTATCCTTCCCCTTCCGGAAGAGCGTCTAGCGGCACCAGTTTCCTAAATCAGATGATGCCGAAAGATAGTTTATCGGATATGTTCTCTGGAATACGTGGCACGTCTACACCGTCAGCCCCAGCACAAGCACAAGCGCCGACTGGTGGAGGAGGACTCACAGACTTCTTGAGTAATTTATTTGTAGGTAAAGAAGGAGAACAAACCAATCTTCAGAAGTCACTTCCAGGAGCTCTAACGGCTCTCCTTGGTGGGATGGCGGCACCTAAAGTAGGCGCTGTAGATTTCAGCGGAATACGGGATGACTTAAAAGGGAAAATGGGAGCAGAGGGGGGAAGCCCAGCATACGATCTTGGGTTCGGTGAGGCTAAACGTATCATTGATTCACCGTTTGGAGTTGTTCCACAAGAGATGTTCGATCCGATTGATTTCAGATTGAAAGAAAATATCACCGCTCTGGAGAGCAGATTCCGTTCAGCGCAAGGTGGAGGAGCATTGAGTGAGTCTGACACGAGTCAATTCGGACGACTGCGTGCACAGCTCGTCGATCAAGCAGAGAAGGAGAAGGCTCAGCTAGAGTTCCAGTACGAACAGCAACAGCAAGCTAACAAGATCGTAACTATGCAAGAGTTGCTTCGTTTGGATACAGCACAGTTCACTCAATACGCTAAACTTGCTGAGTTGGACATGTCCGAGCTTATGATGCAGACTGGTGTTGACGTACAGACGGCAACCGAATTTAAACAATTATTTAGCGGTATTGGTGAGTCGATGATACGTGGAGCACTCGACCCGCAAACTGCAACCGCATAGGAGGAAGCCATGTTAGCACCAAGTCCAATGGACTCATTTAATATCGGGAAACAAATAGGCACAGCCAATAGCCCGTTCTCTGGACTAAAGGATGTCATTGAAAGTCTCGTCGAGACTGCCAAGAAGAAAGGGCTCCTGCAAGCTGGACAAGACATTAAGACACAGGGCGCGGTAGACGTGGCACAAGCCACGCAACCCTTTGAACGTGATAAGATGCAATTTGAGAGTGACCTTAAAACGGAACAAGCTACCGCTGAGGCAGGAGCGATGGAGCAGTTCAAGATAAAAGCAGGGGAGCGTGATACGGCACAGGCGGTAGAACAGCAGAGGCTGATTGGTCCGATGAAGACAACGGAGGCTGTTACCCAAGCAGAAAAAGTGCAGCCGTTTGCGGAGAAGACTGCCAAAGCACAAGTAGCGGCTCAAGGATTGAGGGATATAGCAACAGAAAAACGGGCTACGATTAGGGCGGGGAATATCCCGGATCAACCAGACCCTGAAATCTTCCGTGATGACGTGACAGGTAAGACAATGGTGCGAAATTATAAATATGATAAGAACACGGGACAATGGATTGCGACAATATCTCCAGCGTCTTTCAATCTTATTGAACAGATTATGGGTGGAAAAGGCGGTTCCGCAATTACAGGCGGCGCACCGCTGGATGAGAAATTAGATTCCATATTGAATAACCTATTCCAGGAGTAACCGAATGCCTATATTTCCACGAATGGCTGTAGGAGCCCTTCCGACTACCACGCAAAGTCTTGACCCGTCTGTCGAACCGCAAAGTCCTGGGAGACAGTTAAACCCAAAGGCTGTAGACGCTCTGCGCGAGCTGTCCGCTTTACCGGAGTTCCAAGAACGCGTGTCGCCGGATAGACAGAAGAAAGTGCAGGCTATCTTAGCTGGAGTGGGTCCCGATTATAAGTTTTATAAGTATGGGATGGAATCTGGTCCTGGGGACATTGGTGTACTTCCGTGGGTCAATAAGAAAGTCAATCCATTTGTTCCGGACGAAGAGTTTGCTCCAGGAGAACAGAGTATTTATGGGGACATCTTCTCTCGTCAAGGAGCCGGTGTACGTGGAGCTATGCGTGCGCATGGGGCACAGCAGGCTTCAGCTAAACCTGAGTTAGAGGCACTGGAGGCAGAGTACGAAGCTGCCCCAAGTTATCCAGGGAAGGGTTACGAGTTTCAGAAACGACGCCGAGATCTGCGAGCAAAAGCAGCGCAAGAATTTGAAGGAACGTCTCCTGGGCAAGCGTATTTGGAAGGTGTGTCGTATCCTAGATCCGTAGAGCCATTCCAAGGTGAAACACTGGATAAGTTCTATTCTCGCCCAGATATTTCCGAAGCTGTGGCACAAGGGGGTCTCCCTGAGTTGGGAGCAAATATCAGAGGATTTGGTGAATCGGCTAAAGGATTAGCAAGAGACATATTCTCGAATCCAGCAGACATCGCACTTATGGGAGCACCTATACCTAAATCTTTACAACGTGTAGGAGACGTTAAGGTTGGAAAAGGTTTCGTAAAAGGTTTGAAAGGAGCGGTCAGTCCTGGCAAGACCACGAAAGCCGGGGTAAGTGCCGCGGAAGAAACCATCAAAGCTAGCCTTGCTAAAGCTGAGGCTGCCGGTAAACAGTTTGAATTTCCATTTGCGAAGAAAACAGCTGAGCCCGTGGCTGCTCAGCCAGCGGCAGTTGGGGCTAAAGGACAGATGGAGTTCCCATTCGTTAAAGAGGCGCCTGTCAAACCTTCCGGTAAAGGGCAACTGGAATTTCCGTTTAAGGACGCGCCTGCCAAGGTCGCGAAGGGTCAGAAGACCCTCAGGTTTATGAAGAAGGGTATTAAAGACGGTATTACATCTCCAACTGTCAAAGACTTACCGCCTGTACCTAAGACCCCTAAAGCAGATGTCCGTCCTCAGTTCAAGACAGGTAAAGAGCCTAAACTTTTGAATTATTTGAACGAGCATTTCACAGGGCATCAGGTCGTGAGGATGGCTGACGCCGATCGTGTACGTTTAGGAAATATGACCGCGGCACAACTGCGGGATGAGATTACTGCAATGAAGAACGTAAAACTGGACAAGCCTAAAGTTACAAAGGAAGCAGTAACACCGTTCGGTAAGAAGATGCAGAAGCAGGCTGTCACAGGAGAGGAAGTTCCGCTCCATCCTGCTGCAGTTGGCAAAGCAGCAGAAGCTGCGCGTACTCCAAACATTATTGAGCAGGGCGCAGGAAAAGTATATGACAAGAAACCTGTAACTCCATTTGGGAAAGCCTTAAAAGGTAAGATGCACGCTAAGGAAAACGTGCCCCTTCATCCGGCACAAGAGGGCAAGCGTCAGTTAAAGAATATCGTAAAGCGTACACGGAAGAAAGGTCTTGGTAAGAAAGGTGAGGTTGATACAGATGTACGAGAGTTCACAAAAGTTGAGAAAGTAACTTTGAGCAATGTCATACGTGCAGTTAGGAAACATGTGACTAATGTATCAGATGACCCTCTTCACACATCCGTCATAACTCCTGAAGGAGTGCACATTGACGCCAGTCAATTTGAGCATTCAGAAATAATACAAATGATTAACAGCGTGTTAAAGCAAAACAGGTACATACCAAAGGGGTACGTCCGCAAATCATATGATGGTGGGTATACTATTGGTGGGATAGACGATGTGGACGCAATCAGAGTAGTAGCACGAGACATTGATTTAGCGATATTTAGAAAAGGTTCGCGTCTTTCTAAAGGACCAAAAAAGAAAATAAAAGTTGATGTGGGTGCTGGAAACTCTGTTGAATTTACAGTGGATGAATTCTTAAACCGAGACAATTTCAAAAATTTCTTGACGAAAAAACATTCAACTGAAAATCTACGCCTTCAAGCACAGTATAAGCCGTCTAAACTCGGTAAGAAAGGTCAAGCACGCTTCGACAAGATGAGCAAGGCAGAGCTGAAGAAGAAGTTAGCCGCTGCAGAACGCGCTGGTAACGATATGATGATAAATACGTACAAGCAGGCGATAGCTAATAAAGGGAAGGTGAATCCTTTGAAAGTAAAGAAGA